GTCCCACTCATCTTTCCTGCTTACCAATTTTGTCGGCTCCTGCGAGTCCAGCATGAAGTAGAGCCCTGTCGCCCCGTTCAGCGAGTACCGGCCTAGCTCCTTGTAGAGCACCTGTTCCAGCTCCATGAACATCAGGTCCTGCCTTCCCTTCACCTGCTGCTCGCTGATGAGCCGGGCAAGGAACTGGCGGAAGATCTCCCTGCACAGTTCCATCTTCTCCTTCCTGTCATCGCCGTCGTTGTAGTGTGTCGCTGCCACGATCCATACCGTCACGGTGCTCACCGTGAACCATCCTGGCTTGCCGCAGAAGACGCGGTTGTCGCTCGTGTCGTCGATGATCACGAAGTTCTCCGTCTTTCGGTACTCCGCCATCACGCCTTCAAGGTTCTCCGGCCCCGAGGCTGTTACGGCCTTGAATCCATGCTCTTTGCAGAGCTTGTTGTGTTCCGTCATCCACTGCATTTCGGCAATGGCATCAAACTTACTTATTTCCATATTTCCTTTCAAATTCTGCTGCCTCCCGTGCCTTCGCGTCCAGTTCCGTCAGGCACCGCCAGCAGTCCAGTTCCTCTACCTTTTCCTCCTTCGTCACGTCTCCCTCCGTCAGCGCCCTTATCTGGGCATTCATCATCTCCATCAGTTGCGGTGTCGTCTCGCCCTCCGACGGCTTGAAGAAGTGTGGGAAGGCCTTGGCCATGGCCATCTTCGCCGATGTGTACCAGATGAACGTCCCCGTCCGCTCCGTCGGGGTCAGCACGAGCCGCTCCGGCGCGTTGTCCTCGTTGTCACGGTAGAGGATGCGCGCCAGCGCGTCTATCCTCGTCTCGTCCTTTGTCTGAAGGAATGTCTGGTAGATGGCCTCGCAGTTCAGGTAGTCCGCGAATGGCAGTCCGTGTAACAAAGCATCGACAGCATGATAGCCCTGGATGCTTTCCAACCTCACACCCATGCCATCATACGTGTCGATGTAGTCAAACTGATGCAGCAGACTCTGAATCTGCCACGTAGCAATGTTTATCTTTCTCCCTCTCTTGTCTCCCATCAGACGGCACCTCACGCCGCCGGCGATGCTCTTCTCCACCTCCAGACCCGTGAACCGCAGGAACATATAAGTCTTCGCCACGGTCTTTTCGGGGAACGTGGACAACAGGAAGAAGACGTAGCGCAGTTGTTCCTGCGTAAGTTCCTTCCAGCTCTTCGGTGCATAGAGCGTCAGCCCCTCAGCCGTTGAATATGAACAATGGGGAGTCCTTAGTGTTCTCATAATCCTGGAAGTGACGTGCTTTGTACGTCAGAGAGTTTTTATAAGGAAGGAAATCGTCAATGTTTTCCTCCATGGTACGGAGTATGTGTCCGATGATACCTGTCGTGACAGGAAAGTGGCCGGACACGATATAGGTACCAATGAAGCGGCGCATATGCTCCACGACTGTATTCTGTGTCTCTGTCAGTTGTGAACAGCGCAGACGTGAGAGCAGGTCTTTCATCTCCTCGTCGCTGACAAGCCAGCGGAGCTTGTCATCAGCCTGGTTGATGAGCGGCTGCGCCTTCTGCCAGTCGGTCTCGCTGAGCTGGCTTCCATTGGAAGAATAGCGTACAAGGTGGTCGAAGGAGTAGAAGACGTTGTGGATTTGCGCCTCTGCCTGAGCCGTATCACCCCATCCATCCACCTTGATGAGCAGATTCACCAAATGGGAGAAACTCTTTAGCCACTGGCGTGATACCATGTCGCGCAGTGCTTCGACACGTTGTCTGCTGGCAGGTGCCGTGTCCTGCGTGTTCACCACGCCGAAGCCGGTGGCGGTGAGTACCAGGTCGAGATGGGCCACAGAGTCAAGAAAGGCCTCGCGGCAAATCGCCCATTGCGCTGCCTTCAGCAGGTCGTTATGTTTGCCGTCCTCGATGGCCTCCATGCCCACGTCGCCGAGTACGTTGTCGATGACGAGTTCGGCAATGAGCTCGATATTGGGAGTGAGTGTCTCGAAGATATCGTTGTTCTTAGTCGTGGCCACGACGACGCTCTCCTCAAGCGTCTGTCTGGTTATCTTCATTCTCTCTGTCGCTGTCATCGTTACCTCCGTTCTTGTCTGTTGTCACTTCTTTTTTCTCTTTGTTCTCGTCGAGCGTGGTCAGCACAATCATCGGCACGTCCACGCCGATGGTCTTCTGCCATCCGTTGTACCACAGCACCACCTTGAAGGGCTGCAGCAGCACGTCGTGGAAGGCCGTCTCGTTGGCCTGCTTCAGCAGGAACAGTTCCCGCTTGTCCGAGCCGGAGTTGTTCATTGCAGACTTGCCCGGCGTGGCACCCACGAGATTAGGATGGATATTGTCACCGTAGCAGAGGCTGTTCGATGCCTCCTGCACGTCGTCGCTCCAGTCGCCGCCCTCCTTCTTGCCGGCCGTGATGTCGTTGATGCGCACCATGCGCACCTCCTTGCCTGAGGCAGGCTCCACGTAGTAGCCCGTTATCCACGTCTTGCCGATGTTCTCGCTGCCGCTGATGAACGCCTCGATATTCTGCTTCTCCTTCTTGATGCGCTGTCTCCGGGCTTCTGGGTCCGTGATACCCTCGTTGTCGCAGAGGTTGTCCCAGTAGTCCTTGTACACCTCCACCTGGAAGCGTGGAGGGGCAGAGTTGCGGATTTTCGACCGCTTGCCCTTGCCGATGAGCATATAGATGTCATACCATGCATCGCGAAGGATGGCCGTGTAGTAGGGTACAGGATAATACTGGTAGCCGGGAGTGGGGAACCGTGTCACGATGGCGAATTTTCTCGTTTTTGTCGCACGGCCGAACTTGTCCGATGCCATCGGCCGCCGTTTCTCCCCTGTCTTTGGGTCGGGCATCAGTCCCATCCTCACCTGAAGGTCGCCCCAAGGGTCGGTCTCATCGAGCAGGTCCAGCACCTCCACGGTCTCGGGGTTGAGCGCCTGGTCCTCGAAGTTTCCGTAGAAAACATGATGTATCTTACCCTTTTCATCGGCTTTCTCAAAGCGGCAGTAGCAACTCTCCTTGTGGCGCAGCTGCACGATGCTCAGGCCGTCGGCGCTGAGGATGATGCAAGTCACCGTGAAGAAGAAGTATTTCATGTCGGTGCACTGCTCGATGAAGAATTTGTTCAGCTGGTTGCGGAACTCGAACTCCTGCACCTGCTCGTCCTCAGTCTCCAGCTTCGTCTTCTTGTCATAGAAGCGGATGCCCTGGCCGTAGCAGGTCAGCACGTTGTAGAACTTGTTTTGTGCCATCACCATGTTCTCGCCAACCTTCTTGATAATCTCGTAGGGCAGTTGGTCGTCGGCCCCGAAAGGCACATACAGGTATGTCTTTCCACCGATGGTGATGGGCTTGTAGTCGATATTTGTTGAGTCGCCGTCGAAGATTACGTTGGAGTCCTCCGGGTAGAGCGAGTTGGCGCTGCTGGCCCTGTCGGTCCCGCCGAATCCGCTGATGGAGTATATTTCCGTCTTGCCCCGTGTCTCCACATATTCCAACTGTGGCTTTTGTTCCTTGTTTTCCATATCACAGATATATTTCGTGCCCCATATAGTCGAAGATGGTGATGTCCCTCACCATCCTCACCTGTCCGTTCACAGGGTTTTTCAGCCTGTGCGTGCCGCCTCGCCAGTGCGATCCGATGACCAGCCAGCCCTGATAGTCGATGATGTCGCCCGATTTCAGTTCCCAGCAGCGCAGGTTGACCAGCTGCGCCCGGATCTTGGCGATGTCGAGCTGCTTCTTCATCTCCGTCAGGTGGATGGGCTTCTTGTAGTCTTTCGTCATAGTAGGAAAAGCAATCCTCCGATCAATCCGCCGACGGTGTCGGCAAAGAGGTCGTTGAAGTCAAACATTCCGTCCCTTCTCTCATCCAATTTCTCCTTTACGACGCCCGCGATGTAGGCGAAGCCGAATCCCATCACCGCGGCACCGACCTTGCTGATGCCGCAGTGGATGAGATTGAAGAAATAGAACGATGCCGCTCCTGCCACGAAGGCAATCAGGAGGCAGCAGATGACGTGTGCATACTTGTCAGATGGTATGCCACACATCCATGTGGCGAATTTGTTATATAGTTTTTTCATATCAGTTGAATGTATAGTCAAATGTATTGTCGAATATTCTCCCGGCACGTCCCAGGTCCACCACGTTGTGGTTCATCTGGGAGTACTGGTAGTCGAAGGTGAACCGCGACATGTTGTCATCTGTGTTGCTGACCTCGCTCTTTGAGTCCGTGATGACAACTTCCTTGCCCACGATGGGCTTGCCGTTCTTGAAGGTCACCACTCGCACATAGTCCGAACGGAACAGATCATCGGCCCAGTTCTGCTCTGCCACGGTCAGGTAGCCGGTGTCGGCCGAGAACTTGCGGGTCTCCTCAATCTTATAGTTGCGCTTGTAGCGTTCGATATAGGCAGAGCTACGGCTGTAGCTTGGAGCCACCTTGTGGACACCAGTGCAGTAGAGTAACTCCTCTACGCCGAATGAATTGACGAAGAGCAGCACCGGCGCGCAGTCGGGCTGGTCGAGGTCGATGTCGAAGGCCTGCGTGCGGTTGCCGGCATAGACGGCAAAGCTGATGAGCGTCTTGCCAGCCGTGATGAAGCGGTCGGGCGACACGTCGATGGTAGTATAGACATCATTGCCCTTCACGGCCGGTGGCGTGAAGGTGGCGGTGGTGCCGTCGCTGTAAGTGGCGGTCACGCTGGCCGACTCGGTACCGAGGTAGTGGAGGAACTCCAGCCGTCCCATGGACGTAATTTTTCGACCTATGAGGATGGAGAGGAAGTGAGTCTTGGCGAAGTCTTCTGCGCTCACATCGTCTGCTCCGTTGATGAAGTCGGCCGTGCAATAGATGATGGTGGCCGTCATGGTCTCCGTGGCAGTCACGCTGTCGGAACTGGCCATTTCGGTGACGGTGATGCTGAGTGTAGCCTTGAGTTTCTTGCGGGTGTAGGCTGTCATCAGTCCGGAGAGGTCGGCCAGTGTCACTACTCCGTTCACGGGATAGAGAATCTCATTGTATATCTCCGAGCCGTCGATGGACATGGAGACACCCGACTTGATGCCCGATATGGTATAGCTCACATCGGGTATCACAGATGAGAAATAGGAGCCTGACAGCCCTTGGTTTATCGTGATCATCTTCTGATTTCCTTTACCGCAAAGTTACAACAGTAGTGAGGGCAGTAAAAATACCTACTCTTCCATCCCCTTTATCATTTTGTCCAGCAGCCCCAGGGCCTTGTTGATGCTCTTCTTTTGCTGGGTGAGGTTACGCTTGGCGCGTTTGAGCGCCTTCAGCTGAGTCTCGTCAAAGCAGCTATAGTGGAAGTAGGGCACATATTCGTAGATGTCCACCCATTTCCGCTGCTCGTTGTTGTCTGTTCGTGTTGCTATCTGCATGGTTCCCGATTTTTAGTTCCGCCCTTTACGACACAGGCCAGGAAGGTACCTCCCCGGCCTGCTTCTGGCCGTTTGCCAGAGAATTATCTAATCTATGTCGCACTTGGATCCGTC